TTGTGCTACCACTGGCACCAAAATTTTCAAAGTTCACACGAAAGCGATACTTTAACTTGGGCATTAGCATACCCTGACTGCTTGCGCTTTGGTCAGATGCTAGTGGTACTGTAAAATTTGATAGAGCTGCGATTGCCATTTATAATCTCCTAATTATTTGCCCAAAAGTTTGATGCCGCCAGTTTTCTCCAAGCGCATTGGGATATAGATAAATTCCACTGCCTTGACTGGTTCAATTGCGATATCAACCCATAGTTCGCTTCGATCGATACGAGCTGGTGTATTGTTACTTGTGTCGCAAACAACAAGGTAATCGTACAAGGCACGCTGTCCTGTTAATTCAAGCAATAATTTTTCAACTGCTTGTTTGATTTCGTTGCGTGTGATTTGATCATTTGGTTCAAACACAAACGGTTTGGCCAATGCGTTCAACTGGTGACGTAGATAAATTACCAAACGTGCCACATTGATACGATCCAAACTGCTGGCAATCAATTGACGTGTGTACTGTCCATAACATACCAAGCCTGTTCCAGCCAGGTATGTGATTGGGTTAACATGCACACTGGCCAATGTATCGCGCTGACCTTGATTTAGTGCTACTGTGATAAACTCGCCTGTTTGTCCGTCAACATAACCAACGCTTGCAGCATTTGTTACACCGCCACGACGTACACCAGCTGGTGCAAACCACACATAGCTGACATTGTCACTTAGTGCAATGGTGCGTAACATAACATGGCTTGGAGGAACACAAATGTTGTTGCCTTTCAAATCTGTGGTATAGGCCCATGGATAGTATACAGCAGCATAAGCGTTTGTGGCAATAAGAGCTTGATCACCGTCTGCAGCTGCACCTGCCACGTTGTTGCCCCAGTTGCTTAGTGTTGTAGCATCTGGTGTCAAACGAGCTGGGCTGTCTGCAATAATAAATGCTGACTCACCACGATCTGTGTTCAATGCAATCAAATCGCTCAGTGTTTCCAAGTATCCTGGGCAACTTATCAAGTTGAATCCTTTGCTGTCTGTATCACGGATTTGTTGATTGCCTTCGATCAATGCCTTGAGTGCTTGCAATACCACAGCACGTTGAGCGTGACGACCAAATTGTCCAACACCTTGCACTGTGTTAGCAGCTTGGCTAACCCATGCGTTTGGATAGTATAGGGCTTGACTTTCGTTGGCTTGACGAACGTTGTAGTCTGTGGTGTCCACATAGTTCTTGACAAATTTCTTGACGTTGAATCCTGAACGACGTAGATTCCATAGCAATGTGCCTTTTGGATACAGTGCTGGATCTGGACAGTCTGCATCTACATAGTCACTGGTCAGCAATTTGCTGATAGGCTCAACATAGTTGAAACCATCTGTTGGATCAGCGGACCAACGTGCATCGTGGAACACAATGCCGTTCTGTGTGGTGTGATCTGTAACATCTATGGCTATCCATTTTTTGGTGTAGCCGTTCCAACGACTGATTGCTGGGAACACTTCCACATTACTGGTATTGATCCACAAGTCGCCATGAATCAAAGTTGTTCCATCGCTTTGTAGTGTTGGAGCTAGAGCTGAAATCAATGGGCCGTTTGCATCAGTTTTCATTGTGGCGTCAGCATTGTAATATGGACTTGGATGGCCACTATTTACACCGCCCACACCACTGTATTGATAACCCACCCATGCATATCCATTGTGTACCAGTATGTCAGCATCTATATTGGTGTCATACCACAAGGTACCGTCTGCTGGAGTTGTATTTGGTGCTGTTGATTGAGCTTGGAATAGCACACTCTTGTTGGCAGGTCGCCATAATGAGATGTTGTATTCCAATTGAGGATCAAGCGATGTGCCATCATACACATTGGGCTGATCACCAAACAATATGCTGATTGCGCCATTACCGGATGGCTGAGATACATCAATTAAATAGATATCGCCACCTGTGGCATGAGTTAATACCACACTGTTGGATGAAGTCACTATGGCACTGACATTGCTGTTGGGCAAGGTGTTGATTGCGGTAGCAAACGCTGTGGCATCGCCAATAGCATGAGTAGCTGAGAATTTCAAATGTACAGGAGCTGTCAATGCGGCTGCACCAGTTTGACTTTCTTGCACTGTAAATTCATAATCACCTGCTGCAAGTGTGCTTGCTGTTACTGGCACACTGGTAGCTGTGGTTGGACCAACGGCTGCACGAGTCCTGATTGAGAACACAGTGTCTGTAGTGTTAAAGTCCACATAGATGCTGTTTAGGCTTAGGTTAATACCACCGCCAGCTGGGTCCAATGCAGCAATAGCCGCTGCGCCTGAGTTGTAAAGACTAACTGCCTGTTGAGTGAAAGACTGTGTAGCTGAACTGTATTTCTTGATCAACCAGTTGGCACCAAGATTAACACTGGTTGTCTTTATCCAAACACTACCTGTTGGAGCAACGCCAGCATAATTTGGCAATTGATAATGTGGGCTTAGTTGCAAGCGTGGTGCAGAATATACACCTGGAACAATACCCAGCTTGTGCCAGGATTCTTTATTGTCGCCGGTTGTGTATCCTGTCAAAGTAACATTGGTATAGCCGGCCGAGCCGTCCACGTATATGCTCATCAAACCGCTGGCATTGATTGCTGCTATGATGTGATTATTGAATTGAGAGTTGATGGCTGCTGCCACAGTGTCTGCATTGGTAACACCCGTGATCTGATAACCATTGATTTCAAAAATATCTGCATTTGCGCCAGCATGTGTGAATTGCGCAGAAGCAATGGTTGCTTGGCTCGGAGTTACCACATTGTAGGTAGAAGTTATCTTGCCGCCAAGCACAAATGCCAAGTCGTTGGTTGGTGTAGATCCGCCCAACAATGTGCCAGAAATTCTTATGCTGTCACCTGCTTGATATCCAGTTCCTGGAGTGGTCATTGTGATAAGCACGTTGGTACCTACCACGTATGTGCTTGGTGTTGTACCATTTACTGTGATACTGAATGCTGCGCCAGTGCCCGATCCAGTTGAGCTGGCCTGTGTTACACCGGTATAGGTGCCAGTAGTGCCTTTGGGGTTAGCACCACCACCTGCGGGTTGAGTGTAAGTTGTTTGTGCTGTGAGTACACCCAGTGACTGTGCAACTGCTGTGCCAACCGTAAAGTGATCCAAACCGTCTGTGAAATACTGTCCTGTTTGAGCATTGCCTGCAGTAACAACCACAAGGCTATTGGCCACACTGGCTGTGATAACAACATCACCGGCTGCACTGATGCTGCCGAGATTGAATCCCGTTACTGTGGTTTGTGCAGCCACTGCGGGCCAGCTGAGTGTCCATTCCTTGCTGCCTACTGCTACCCAATCGCCTGCATTGCTAGGCGAGCCGTTGCCTGCTGTGTTGTATTTTTTAAAGAACAAACTTGAACTGTTGTTTGGGCCGCCTTGCACAGCCACCAAAGCATAATCGCCTAGTGAACCAAAACTTTTGTTTGGCTTGCCTGTACCCATATTGTATGTTGAGTCTGTACTGTTGATTACTTTGACTTTTTGATTTTCAAAAGTTTGACCAGTGGCCGCGGCTGCACTGGCCCCGTTCCATTCAAACACACCATATGCGCTGTCCACAGTGTCCCACCATAGTGTGCCATTTTCTGGAACACCGTGCGGGATGCCAGCTGAGCCGATCATCTGCTGGGTGTTGATGTCTGCACGTACCACATAAGCACGATTGCTCACACCCAAGAAGCTGTAGGCTGCTTGCAAACCATATTCGTTTAATTCACCAGCGTTAACTGGATTGTTACTGGCATCTGTCTGGAAGTATGGAATACCAAATGTTGAGCCAAGATCTGCTTGACTGGTTAATAGGTATACTTTACCAGCATTTGCCTTTAGTGTTCCTGCTGCAATGCCTGTACCGGCACTGTTCATTTTGCTTTCTTCTGACGCTACGATGATCAGTGGCACTGTGCCTGGTGCGGCAGGAGTATAAAAACTCTCGTCGATTACTGTTACGCTTACGCCTGGTGAACTTAATTGAGCCATTGTATTATCTCCATGAGTACATGTTCTTGTATGTATTTATGGTAATTTGAATAAAATAGCCTGGAACACCACTATCAAAAGGCTTTGAAAAGGCTTAAATAAAATATGAGACCATTATGCGCCTGCGGCAGGGCACCATTAGCCATTAATTACTACAAGTTAGGCAAGCCTTTCTATAGAAGTCAATGCGGCCCGTGTTTGCGAGGTGTTACCGCACCTAGATGGCAGTCAGCTGGCTATGTTAAGAAAAGTAGCTGTGACAAGTGTGGGTTTAAATCACCTCACTCCGAGGTGTTTGCTGTGTTTCATGTGGACGGCGAGTTAAACAACTGCCGCCCTGCTAATCTCAAGACAGTGTGTTTAAACTGTCAGCGGGTGCTGCATAAAGAAGGGATTCGCTGGCGACAAGGGGATTTGATCCCAGACCTATAACACTTTTAACCTGGGTATAAAGATAGTCGATAGTTTCGTTGTTATCCAGTTCAAAATCAAAATCAGTACCAACCCATGCTGTTTCACTGGCATGAACTCCATAACTAGCCAGTTTAGTTTTGAACATTTCGGTGCCTTGATTGGCATACTTGGCTACTTCATACCATTCAGGTTCTGCTCCACGGACTACACGAATAACCATACCACCGGCATTGCGGATACTTTTGATTTCGTTAGGAAAACGACAGTCGCTGATAACAATGTTGTCACGGCTGTTGCGCAGTTTGTTTTCTAAACTGGCAATCCAGATGTCGTCGTGGAATGCTTTACGACAAACTTCTGTACCCCAGTATTGCAACACCCAACGCGGGGTCAAATGCGGCATGCTCAAGCGTTCTGCCCACCATGGGTCCACTTGTTCACGCCATACACGGGCTGATGTAGTGCGGCCTTCCAGCATGGTTCTATCCCAACCAAACACTTGTGCCACAGCATCTTTCAAACTGTTGGCAAACGATTCTCGGCGAAAGCCGTGAAAGTTAGTGAGATAATCCGCAATGGTGTCTTTGCCAGAACCAATAAAACCGCATACGCCTATAATCATAAGAAACCCCGTAAAGTGCTGTTAGTATATAACAGTTTTATTACGGGGTCAAGAAGTTTCTTAGCCGATTACAAAAGTCAATCCGTTTCCGCCTGCCATGCTCAATTCAAGTTCTTTGTCTAGAGCCGCCAATTCTTCTTTGGCTTCAGTTTTGAGTGTAGCACCATTCAGTTGCATACCGCCAGAACCCGGACCGGCTATTGACGCAAACTTGCTGCGTGCCTCTCCCAACATCATCTTGCTGGTAGATAGAGTGTAATCCTTGAGCCATTGTTTGGCATAAATGTCCTGCAACAGCACCCAGTCCGGACGGAAGTTGTAGCTGCGAACCAGTATCTGTTCACCTTGTGCAAATGGACGCTGTAGAATAGTTAAAATATGACTAGTAGGTTTCCAGTTATATTCTATATAACTACCAAACATGCGTCCCACTAGTTTTTGATAGCCAGCGAAAAAGTCATATGTGGCCAACCCGCCCATCATGCTGCCATTCATGAGATAGGTATTTGTGTATGCTAGATTAAACGGTTCAAATAAAGTACCGCCCGCACCAATACCACTTCTTGAGCCAACAGCTCTACGAAACACTTCACGCACTGTGATAACTTCATCAGGTAATCTGTATTCATTTTGATCCTGTATCAGTTCTAAGAACAAATAGCTTTCTTCCACACTGTTGGGACAACGCTGACGATAGCGATTAAGCGCACGATTTAGGGCTTCTTCGTAGTGTGCTGGGTCAAGTTCTACTTCAATCATGCCATCGCCCAGCATGAGTTTAACATAGTCAAACACTTTGTTGCGCTCTATGGTGCTGTTGGATTCTGTTGTTGGAGCTCGATCTTCCATAATTTAGTTCCTCTAACATATTTAGCTATCGATAAATATCATATGCCGCGTTTATCCTTATTCAAACCAGAAAAAGGCCTCGACTATAAATTCATAGATCGACAGGCCAGCGAGATGTTCCAAGTGGGGGGCACTGATGTGTACCTACACAAATACCTCGGAGCCAATACCTTGGCAGAAAATGCCACAGCTGATAAGCCGCATTATTCTACCACGTCAGTGACCAACATACAAGATCTGTTGTTTTTGGAAAACCGCGATCGTAAATATGACCCTGAAATATATAGAATTCGCGGCATGTACAATGTGCAAAACATTGACTTCAATCTAAGTCAATTTGGCCTGTTTATTGACAACGATACCCTGTACATGACTGTGCATATCAACGATTTTATCAAATATATAGGTCGCAAACCCATCAGTGGTGATGTGATGGAGTTGCCACATCTGCGTGATGATTTCGCCCTCAACGACAAAGATTTTTCATTACCGCGATACTATGTGATAGAAGATGTGGGCCGTGCTAGTGAAGGATTTAGTGTAACTTGGTATCCGCATCTGTATAGACTCAAACTCAAACGAGTCACTGATAGCCAACAATTTGCCGGCATTTTTGACCAGACTGCCAAGGATGCCAACGGGGATCCGGTGTCTGACGGAACCACCTTGAAAGATTTGCTCAGCACATTCAACAAAGAAATTTCTATCAATCAACAGTTGATTGCTCAAGCAGAAGCTGATGCACCCAAAAGCGGTTACGAAACTCGTCAGTTCTACACTCTTGCTGTGGATCCCAAATACGGTACGCCTTTGTTGCA